CTTTGATGTAATATTTAATGTTATAAAGGGTAATAAATGGTCTTATGTGGGTGAAAGTTCGATCTACGGAAAACTGCTTTCGTGGTTTTCACTCAAGGTAAAAGAACCGGGACATCTAATATGGGTTATTAGAGTCATTGCCCTGATCTGGTGGGTTACATGGTTTTGGACAGATGGCGGATTCAGATAATAGAGAAAGAGAGCTACTTGAAGAAATTGCCATACGAAGAAATCAACTCCGACAGATCAACAGGGAGTTGAGTGACTTGATAAAAGAGTATGAGCGATATCGTAGTAGCAAAACCGTGGGGGAAAGAGGTTCCGAACCCGATTCGTAATTCTGAACAGCCTTATCTTAAATTTATCAACAGTGCTGTCTTTCAGGAAGAAGGAAGACATTTTCTAAAACATGGGTACTATACGTCAGCTCCGTTTGGGACCAAAGACTACGATGACTATTGGAATGAACAGGAGCGTAGAGTTCTTAGTGGATATTCCGTTGGCGGTGTCAGAATTACCGGAAGGCACTATTTTTACCTTAACTTTTGCCTTATCAAGGCAAGACCTATTGACCCTAATACGGGTGCTGAGAAGCAAGGCGAAAATCGGAAAATCATTACTTTACCTAGATTCCTCGATCATAACTATTACTGGTTCAACGAGTTTGAAAGGTGTGCTGCCGAGGGACCTCATCAGGGTAGTGATAAAAAGGGGATGATTATCGCCAAATCCCGTAGGAAAGGTTTTACATATCAGGTTACAGGAGGAGTTTACGGTTACAACTACAATTTCATACCAGCAAGTATGAATATTCTTGCTGCGTATGAGAAAGGACATTATAAGGTTACGCTTGACGGTATTCATTTTACGATCAACCACGTAAACCGAATCACAGATTGGGGAAAGAAGAAGGATAAACTCAATAAGCGTGATCACTTCAGAGCATCCTTCGTAATGAAGAATCAAGAAACCGGGATTGAAGTTGAAGACGGTTATATGTCAGAGATTCAAGCGGTTTCCTTCAAAGACAATCCGTTCAAATCCATTGGTGAATCCACCGATCTCATGGGATTTGAAGAAGCTGGTAAATTTGAACACCTCTTGACTGCCTACACCATCTCTGAACCAACATTCCGAGATGGTGATATTATGACAGGAGTTCCTCTGATATGGGGAACAGGTGGTGACATGGAAAGAGGTACAGCAGATTTTGCTGAAATGTTCTATAATCCTGAACCTTACGGACTTAGATCATATCAAAATATCTATGATGAAAACGCAACGGGAGAATGTGGTTGGTTCATAGATGATATGTGGTATTATCCGGGTTCTGTCACCAAAAAACACTTTATCAATGGTAAAGAAAAAGAAGTTATCATTCCGTTTGTTGATCAACAGGGTAATTCAAACCGGCAGGAAGCAGAGGAATCCTTGGATACCAAGAGGGACAAACGTCGAAAGGGTTCACGTTCTGCGTATAACAAATTTATCACACAGCAGCCGAAGAATCCAGCCGAAGCATTTCTCAGGGTACAAGGGACCATGTTCGATACGGTCAGGGCTTCAGCACGATTGTCGCACATCCTCACGAACAGGGCAAAATACATAGATAGTATATGGAGAGCAAATCTCACGGTTGATCCTTTAAACCAGAGAATTAAGTTTGAGTATAATACTGAAGCTAGTCCTCTGTACGAATTTCCCATCAAAGACAATAAGCAAGCAGGAGCCATTGAGATATTCGAGCCTCCTGTTACAGATGAGGGTGGTGAGGTTATGAGAGGAAGGTATATAGCAGCGATTGACCCTTACGATGATGACGAATCTACCACAAATTCTGTTGGATCAATTCTTGTTCTTGATCTTCTCACAGATCGGATTGTCTGCCATTATAAAGGAAGACCTGCTACGGCTGATCAATTCTTTGAAACTTGTCGAAGAATTCTCAAATATTATAATGCAACTGCAAACTACGAACGAAACAAAAAAGGAATTTACGGGTATCTATATAATAAGTCACAGCTTCATTTGCTGATTGATGAACCTGAGATACTTAAAGATAAAGGAATTAGCAAGGCTAATACGTTCGGGAATAACTCAAAAGGAACCTACGGTTCAACCCCTGTTATTCTATACGGATTACAACGTGCAGTTCAGTGGATGTCCGCTACTGCGTATGGAGAAGAGGAAGGGTCAGAGGTAACGAATCTGGATAAAATCCGTTCGATACCTCTTTTAAACGAAATCATTGCATGGAATCCTCAGGATAACTTCGATGATATATCAGCACTAGTATTGCTGATGATCTATCGTGAGGATCGACTTCAGTATAAGAGACATATACACGAGAAAAGGGTGGAAGCTGTCACATCTGATCCATTTTTCAGCAGACATGTTGGAGGTAGCATAAATGGCTATAGTAACAAAAGTATAATGGATTTTATTAAGACAGAAAAGGTTAAGATTTCATAATTTTATAAAAACTTACATATCATGAGCGAACATTTCGGAACAGGTATAGGAAATACCCTCAAAAGAACTGCTCATTTTCCTTTTCAAAAGAAAGCTACAAGTAGTAAGAATAAACAATTTGTCATAGATTGTATTGAATCATCTGTTATGATGGCCTACAATACTGAGAACGGTTTAGTTCAGACTAAACGGACAATGTTTACAAACTACAATCTAAGAGCTGATATCTTAGATGAAAGGGATGTTGAACAAGCAGTAAACCCGTGGGGGATTAAAGGAGCTACCTTCCCTGCTAAAATGCAGAACTACCCTATTGCTAATCCAAAGATTGACCTCTTGATCGGAGAAGAATCTAAACGAAGATTTGATTGGAGAGTTACTGTTGTAAACCCGGATGCAGTCTCTGAAAAAGAAGAACATCAAAAAGATATGATTCATCAAATCATCTTAGGTGCTATTCAGGCAGAAGATTATGATGAACAAGAACTTCAGCAAGAACTTGAGAAATTTGGAAAGTGGAGTAAGTACGAGACTCAGGACCTTCGTGAGCGCAGGGCTACTCAATATCTTCAGTATCTATGGAAAGAACAGGAACTTTCAATCAAGTTTAACCGTGGATTTGAAGACGCTCTGGTTGCAGGTCAGGAAATCTATAACATTGATATTGTTGGTGGAGAACCTGTTGTCAGGAAGGTTGATCCTCTTGCACTTACTATTATTCGGTCAGGAGAATCTTATCAGATTGAGGATGCAGATATAATTATTGAAGATACTTATCAACCAATTCGTTGGGTTATAGATAATTACTACGATCATCTTTCTTCGTCAGAGATTGACAGGATTGAGAAAGGATATATCGGTCAAGGGACTAACGACAGAGATTTGGTCAAATACTATCCTTGGAGACCTGTTCAAAATCCTATTGGTATTGTAGGAGATACTTCCGGAGAACAGGGAACAGATTGGGATTATACCCTTTTTGATACCGATAATTTCAACACCAGAAACATAGCAGCTTATAATAACAATGGTGAGGTTCGTGTTGTAAAAGTTGTGTGGGTTTCTATGCGAAAGGTTGGTGAAGTTTCATGGTATGATGAAGACGATCAACTTCAGAAAAAACTTGTCGATGAAAACTATAAAGCAAAAGAAGAACTCGGAGAAAAAGTCGAGTGGTTTTGGGTTAACGAGTGGTGGGAAGGAACTCGAATTGCCGAAGACATCTACGTTAAGTGGGGTCCCAGACCTATTCAGTTTAGACGAATGGGGAACAAGAGTATCGGAGGTTCCGGTTACGTGGGTACAATCTACAACACAAACACTTCTCAGTCCCGATCCTTGATGGATCGAATGAAACCTTATCAGTATCTCTATAATGTATTCATGTACAGAACGGAACTTGCTTTTGCAAAGAGTAAAGGAAAGATTTCTGTGCTGGACACTTCCCGTATTCCGGATAATTGGGATATGGACAAGTGGATGTACTATGCTGAAATTCTTGGATGGGCGATTGAAGACCCGTTTAAAGAAGGTAACAAAGGTGCTGCTACAGGAAAACTTGCAGGTCAGATGAACCAGAACTCTAAGGTTCTTGATCTGGAAATGGGATCATATATTCAGCAGCATGTAATGATGCTTGAGTTTATCAAACGTGAACTCGGAGAAATTGCAGGTGTTACTGAACAGCGTCAGGGACAGATTTCTAATCGTGAGACTGTCGGAGGTATTGAGAGGGCTGTTACTCAATCTAGCCACATTACAGAGAAGTGGTTTATGATGCATGATAATACCAAGCTCAGAGTTCTCGAAACCTTACTCGAAACAGCTAAGTATGCTTGGAGAAATAAATCTCACGAAAAACTTCAGTATATCTCAGATGAGATGGCTTCGGTTATAACTGAGATTGACGGTCAGCAGTTCAATGAAGCAGATTACGGGATTATGATTTCTAATTCTACAAATGACGCTGAACTGATACAGACCATGAAGAGTCTTGCTCAAGCAGGTCTTCAGAATGATAAAATCAACTTCTCTGGTCTGATGGATATCTATTTATCTGAGTCCATGTCCAGCATCCGTAGGAAGATCGAGACTTACGAAGAAGAAGCGATCAACCGTCAACAGGAACAATTCCAGCAAGCTGAACAGACTAAGCAGCAAGCAATTCAAGCTGAAGCTGAAAGCAAACAGGCTGATCGTGAGCAGGATATGCAAAAAGTTCTTATCAATGCTGAGACTGATATTACAGTTGCTCAGATTGGTGCAAACGCTAAAAGAGACAATGGAGAGGCTGCTCTTGCTAATATTGATAGGCTTAAGAAAGAATGGGAAGAGATGAACCGTAAGTATAAGCTTGAAAATAAGAAGCTTACAGAAACTGTTCGTCATAACAAAGCTCAAGAGACCATTGATAAAAGAAAAGTAGCAAAAACAGCTAAACCAACTAAATAGGCTATACCAAATTGAGAATTATAT